CGAAACTGAGGAAGAGGTCCAAGTCAACGTTGAGGAAGACCTTGCTGCTCTGTTCGGTGGTGAGGAACTCTCTGAAGAGTTCCAAGAGAAAGCAAAGACAATTTTCGAAGCTGCTCTGACTGCTAAGATTGGTGAAATCCAAGAAGCTCTTGCTGCTGAGTATGAGCAGGCTCTCACTGAGAACCTGGTCGAAGTCAAGGCAGAGCTTGTCGAAAGACTCGATTCGTATCTTGAGTACGTTGCCGATGAATGGCTGACCGAGAATGCTATCGAAGTTGAGCATGGTCTGAAGACCGAAATGACCGAATCGTTCCTGCAAGGAATGAAGGGTCTCTTTGAAGATCATTATGTTTCCATCCCTGATGATAAGTATGATGTTCTTGAGAGCATGGTAGATAAACTTGATGAAATGGAAAATAAACTCAACCTGCAAGTTGAGAAGAATATTTCCCTCACTAACAGACTGGCTGAAGCTACTGCCGAAGGAATCTTTGGTAAAGTAACTGAAGGTCTGGCTGATACACAGAAGGAAAAACTTGCTTCTTTGGCTGAAGGTGTAGAGTTTGCGGGTGAAGAAGAATACCGTGGTAAGTTAGAAACTCTTAGAGAATCGTATTTCCCTTCTGCTAAGAGCACAAACGTAAAATCTTCTGAAACATTGTCGGAGGGTGTAAGTGATCCTGAGCCAGAGGTTGCCTCTGATGCCATGGCTGCTTACATGAGAGCCCTTTCGATCAAAAACTGATCATAAATTGTAAACCACAAACTTAACTCTAAGGAGAGCAATGTTTAATTCCGAAAAGCTTATGGAGAAGTGGGGTCCTCTGCTGAATGCAGAGTCCTGCGATCCTATTAAAGATTCCCACAGAAAGGCTGTTACTGCCGTTCTGCTCGAAAACCAAGAGCGTTTCCTGCGTGAGCAGTCTGCCTTTGAAAACGGTGGAATGCTGACCGAATCCCCCACCAATGCTGCTAATGCTGCTGGTGCTTCGGGTGGTTTCGGTGGTGGTGCTGCTGCCGCTGGTCCTGTTGCTGGTTTCGACCCCGTTCTGATCTCCCTGATCAGACGTTCTATGCCCAACCTGGTTGCTTATGACCTGGCTGGTGTTCAACCAATGAACGGTCCTACTGGACTGATCTTCGCAATGCGTTCCCGCTACTCTTCTCAGAGTGGCACCGAAGCTCTGTTCGACGAGCCCGATACCGCATTCTCCTCCACCAGAGGTAATGCTTCTGGCAGCACTGGTGGTAACTACTCTGGTCAGGTCCTTGATGGTCCTCTGGTCGGTTTCGGTACAACTGGTGATCAGCGTGGCACCAACCCCTCCGTTCTGTCTGGTGCTGGCACCACGACTGGCATCGGTACTCAGTACAATGTCGGTCAAGGCATGGAGACTGGTACTTCCGAGTCTCTGGGTGAGTCTGGTGAGCAGGACTTCGGTCAGATGGCTTTCTCGATCGAGAAAGTTACCGTTACTGCTAAGTCCCGTGCTCTGAAGGCTGAGTACTCCCTGGAACTGGCACAAGACCTTCGTGCTATCCACGGTCTGAATGCCGAAGCCGAACTGGCAAACATCCTCAGCACTGAGATTCTTGCTGAGATCAACCGTGAAGTCATCAGAACCATCTATAAGGTTGCTGAGAACGGTGCTCAGGCAAACGTTGCCACCGCAGGTACATTCGACCTGGACGTTGACTCCAATGGTCGTTGGTCCGTTGAGAAGTTCAAGGGTCTGCTGTTCCAAATCGAAAGAGATGCGAACCGCATTGCTCAGAGAACTCGTAGAGGAAAGGGCAACATCATCCTGACTTCTGCTGACGTTGCTTCTGCTCTGACCATGGCTGGTGTACTTGATTACACCCCTGCCCTGAACGCAAACCTGAACGTTGATGACACTGGCAACACCTTTGCTGGAACCATCAACGGTAAGTACAGAGTTTACATCGATCCCTTTGCTGCTAACTCTGCTGCTAACCAGTACTACGTCGTTGGATACAAGGGTTCTTCCCCCTACGATGCTGGTCTGTTCTATTGCCCCTATGTTCCCCTCCAGATGGTTCGTGCCGTCGGGGAGAACACCTTCCAGCCCAAGATCGGCTTTAAGACTCGTTACGGTCTTATCTCCAACCCCTTCGCAGAAGGTAATGTTGATAACCAGGGTCTGGGTCGTGTCTATCCTGGCGTTAACCGTTACTACCAGAGAGTCAAGGTTGCCAACCTCATGTGATTCTGGTATAATATCCTTCCGTGTGAAGGAAGTTCTGGGGACCGAAAGGTCCCCTTTTTTTATGCCTAGGTATAAACTCGTAGGCATAAATTTTCTTTGCGTTATTGTATAAAATCAAACATTTTACTCTAAATACGGTATAGTGATATGAGGAGGTTAAAATGAGTCGAAAACTTTTAGGTTCGTCATGTGTCGGTATGCATGGAGGTTATCATGCACAACTTAATGAGTCGCAATCAACTGGATGAGTGGCGTCATTTTGAGAAAACAGTAAATGAGTTGGAGGAAGAACTCGATCTTATCAATGACTACTACGAATGTTTAATTGAGTGCGATGATTCTCAATCAATTTGTAAAAGAATTTGTAGGCACATTTTAGAATAAAGTTTGGGGGGTGACGACCCCCCTTTTTTATGCCGATAAATAGTGTCGTAAAGTATGGCAAGTCATGGCTGCTCCTACTAGAGATCCTTTTGATAAGCAGATTCAGAATAGAAACTACCTGTCAAATGTAGGATTCAATTTTACGCTTGCCAGATTTCCAAAGGTGGATTTCTTTTCTAACACTGCCAATCTACCTGGTCTGACACTTGGAACAGTCAACGCACCAAACTACTTGAAAGAGTTGCCACTTGCTGGTGACAGATTGGTTTTTGAAGATTTAACACTACAGTTTATTGTTGACGAACAGTTAGAAAATTACCTCACTATTCATAACTGGATGAGAGGTTTGGGATTTCCAAACAGTATTGAAGACTTTATTGATTTGGTCACCGATCAAAACAATGTCATTGATATGGATCAACAATATAGTGATGGTACTTTATTGATTTTGAATAATCAATTCAATAATATTGCCAAAGTTAAATTTAACGGATTATTCCCATACAGTCTATCTGGTCTTCAGTTTGACGCAACAAATACTGACTACCAGACATTGACAGCAACTGTAACTTTCAAGTATACCATCTATAATATTGAAACTGTAAGTCGTACTAGATGAACCTTGATGTTATTAATGAGATGTGGTCGAATGACTCCATCCTTGACCCCGACAATTTGCACGAAGAATCACTGAGGATTCCTCAATTACACGCAAAATATCATGAACTATATAATACAGTTCTTCTGATGAAAAAGAAGGAAGAACAAAATTATAAAACCAAATACCTTGAACGCAGAAATTATTATAACGGAAAAGCAGATCCAGAAGTCTACGAAGACGATCCTTTTCCATACAAAGTAAGAGAGAAAGATTCTCTTAACTACCATTTAGACGCAGACGAACAACTGTCTAGGATTCGTCTGAAGATTGACTATCATGATGCCATGCTCAATTATCTTGAGAGTATTCTGAAACAAGTTAATAACAGAACTTATCAGATCAAGAATGCGATTGAGTGGCAGAACTTCCAAAGAGGTTTCTGATGAATACAGTTTCCATTTCAAAAAAGAACGAAGTATATCTACGAATTAAGGCAGAACCCCATGTGTACATGGAACTGTCTGATACATTCACCTTCGATGTTCCTGGGGCAAAGTTTATGCCGCAATACAGGAGCAAGTATTGGGATGGAAAGATTAGATTGTTCAACCAGTCTAGTGGAGAGATCTATGTCGGTCTCCTTCACAAGGTGGTCAAGTTCTGTGAGGAGATGGGATATGAATATGAGTTTGAGGATAACAAGTATTACGGTCTACCCTTTGAAGAAAATGGAATGATTTCCATTGAGGGTGTCCGTGATTACATGAAGTCTATTTGTAGTCACGAACCTAGATCGTATCAAATAGAGGGAGTATACGATGCTCTAAAACACAATAGAAGATTATTGATATCTCCCACTGCCTCAGGTAAATCTCTGATGATTTACTCTCTCGTGAGATATCATACAGCTCACAATAGAAATACCCTGCTAGTTGTACCCACGACAAGTCTAGTAGAGCAAATGTACAAGGACTTTGAGGATTACGGGTGGGATGCATCTGCTAACTGTCATAAGATCTATGGTGGCAAAGACAAGGATACTGATGCTCCTGTAGTCATTACTACCTGGCAATCTATCTATAAGTTACCCAAGAGCTTCTTTGAGAGATTTGATGTGGTGATGGGTGATGAAGCACACCTATTCAAATCTAAGTCTCTAATCAGCATCATGACCAAGTTATGTGATGCGAAGTATAGATATGGGTTCACTGGTACTTTAGACGGCACACAGACGCATAAATGGGTCTTAGAGGGACTGTTTGGACCAGCATACAAGATCATCAGAACAGAGGAACTGATTAAGAAGGGATATCTTGCTAACTTCAATGCCAAGATCCTGATCTTGAAGCATACTCCTCAGAAGTTTGATACCTATGAAGATGAAGTTCAATATTTAATTTCTCATGAACAAAGAAATAACTTCATCAAAAATCTTGCTTGTGATCTCAAGGGAAATACTCTTGTGCTGTTCTCAAGAGTAGAAACT